GATAGACACTCCTTATTGAGAACTGTTCCCATTTACACACTTCATTCACACGACACGCCGTGCAAGTTTGACGTGTTGCGTGTCGTGTGCTAGCGAAAAATTGAACGGGGAAAACGTGACGTGTCGGTGTGTCGTGATGTCGTGCGTGCTATATTTGAGGTGTCAACAAAAAAAAACAACACAAAAAAAGGATTGATTTAAAATGTTTAAAGTTAATGCCTATGTAACTGAGATTGCACCGGGTAATTTATATGAGGTTGATATTGATGGTTTTACGACAACTGTTGCGGATAGGCGTGGTGTTGACGTGAGTAATTGGAAGTGTGATGTGGAAGTTGATGATAGTGTGGTCACGTTTAAATCAGCTCTTACTAGTGTGCTTGAATATAAGTATGGTGATTGTGATTTTGATTTTGTGTGTTGTGGTGTTAAAGATGACATGGCTTGCTATGTTGTTACAATTTATGATTATGCATGGTGATTGATATAATAAAAGCCGGTTGGTATTGTTATCAACCGGCTTATTTTTATTATGTTGTTACCATGCTGTGGTGAAATGTCCGGCCATGAGTCCGTTAGGTGTGCCGTGGCTTCCTGTGGTTGCGAACGGTTGTATTCCGAAGGTACCGTCTGAGTTTATTTTGAATAGTGTTGCTTCATTGGCGTTGTTAGATACCTGTAGTGTCCATTTGTTTACTGAGTTGGTTTGGTCTGTATCGCCACGTGCCCATTCTGGTAAACCGCTTATGCTAGTCCACTCGGCCGGTGTGACACCGTTTAGCATTTGGAATGCGTAGCTGATTGTTCCGCCGCTTGCGTTGACTGAGAGCATTCCGGCGGCTGGGTTGCCGGGTTTTCTCCATACCCAGTGTTCGTGTCTGCCTGTGTATGTGCCTGTTAGGTAGCGGAGAATGTAGTTTCGGATTATTGTAGTGCCGTTTGTGTTAGGGTGAACGTGGTCGTTTTTGATGTTTTCTGGTTTGCCCATGTTCCATGTCCACGCCCACGGGATGCTTTCTATTCCGGTTTCGATTGCGGCTTGTTCTATTTCACCCGCGTTGTAACGCCAATAGTCGGATACGGTTTTATTATCCCATAACATGGGTATTGCTATTATTCTAGCGTTAGGGTATTCATTGATGCATTGTTGGAATAATGCAGTTGCGGCTATTTTTATTTTGCCATCATATCCATCGTTTGAGTTTCTTGAACCGCCGATTATAACTAGTGATACTTTTTCGTGCGCATATGTAGTGTCTTGACGCGCGGAATTGAACTCGCTTTGGTATGTCGTGTTTGGTTCGATGTATCCCGCGCCGCCTATTGCATAGTTTTTGAGTGTCCAGCCTAGTTTGTTTGCTACCTGTACGGCCCATGACGTGTCATCGGTGGGGGATGCGTAGCTGTCACCGAATGTGACTATGATTTTGTCGCCGCGCATGTTGAACATTTCGTTAACTCTGATGTAATTGTTTATTGTTGTAATTTGTGTTGTATTGTTTTGTGCTGTTTCGGCGGTGTTGTTTATTTTGGTTTTGAGTTGTGTTGCGGTTGCGGTGTCGGTTACGCCTAATGCTGTTAGTTTGTTGGTATTGTTTAGCGTTGTTTCGGCGGTGTTGTTTATTTTGTTTTTGAGTTGTGTTGCGGTTGTGGTGTCGGTTACGCCTAATGCTGTGAGATTTTTTGTATTGTTTTGTGCTGTTTCGAGCGCTTGCGTGGCTTTACCGCCCGCAGTGTTTGCGTTGGTGTTGATTTTGTATAGATTATCGTCGATAATGTCCATTGACGCATTGTATTGGTCGTTTAGGTTTGCCGCGTCGCCGGTTTGATATTTTTCGAGGTTGAAGTTGGTTGTATAATCGGTCATGTTAGTTGTCCTTCCTGAGATTTGTCGGGTGATTTATTTCTTCCTGTACTTTTAGTTGATGTATTACGCGGTCTAGGATACGCATTGCGGCGTTGTATCCATCACGTAGGTCGGCTAGGTCTCCTGTTTCGTATAGTGGCAGATGATAGAACGGGGTCTCTGTTGCCATGATATTCCTTTTTATGAAAGTGGCGGGTATTTGTCGCCGGTGGTTGGGTTAGTGACACGTGGCGTTGTGTCGTTGAATATGGTGAGATTGCCGATTGCGGGTGTTTCGTCGGTTCGGTGTTTGGCTAGTTTGCCGGTGTTGATATCGGCTATTTGAGTGACGCGTGCGCCGTATACCGCTAGTTCGCGGTACAAGTCGCGTAGTGCTGTTTTACTGCCAGTGTATTCGCCTTTTGTGACGTTCCAGACCAGTTGTGTATCTCCGATATGTTCGATTTGTTCTTGTATTTGCGCTATGGCGATTGCATAATCGTTTAGGTGTGCTTCAATGTTTTTTATTCTTGTATCGTAGTCGTTCAATGTTTTGTTTATGTCGGTTACGATTTCGTCAAGATATGCCGTTATGTGGTCGATTTCACACGCAATGTGTTTTATTATTTCCTCTTGACTTTTGGCGTTCCAATAGAACGCGGGTATGGCGGGCGTGTACGGCCATACCGAGAAAAACGGTAGATATGGAAACATTATTTTTCCTTCCGTGCGAGGTTGATTCGTTGCGCCAAAACGTCGGCGTATTGTAGCATGATGGCGTATTGTTTTATCAACAATTTATAGTGAGCATCTGTCAGCGTTTTCTTTTTGTTCATTTGTTTCAATAGATAATCACCTAGTTTGTTGATGGAATCGGTAAGTTTGGAATATTCGTTTTCGACGCGGGTTAATGTATTGGCGTCCATGAAATCACCTCACTAGTAATTGTTTATGCTGATAGTCCATAACGGGCTAAAACATGATTCTAGATGCTCAAGTAACAGTACGTCAATATCGACATATTCGCCGTTGCGTATGCGATTGACTTTGTCCATGAAATTACCGTTAGCGATTGTCTCGTATTGATTGTCAGTCGCGTTGCTTGCGTAGTCTTGGTTTTCGGTGAGCTGTGTTGCGGGAAAATCAGAAAACACGGTACGCATTTTATGCCATATGTCGCTATCGCTGAGTATTATATCGGGATTATTGTCTATAAGCGCATAGAGCGGGCGCAATGTCGGCATTATTTCCCGTATAAGCCGCATAAAGTGCCGTCGCCATCTTGACGGTGGCATGACGCCTAGTTCCCGGTCGTAGAAACGGTTTTCTATTTTGCGGCAACAGCGCGTGTATTGCGTGTCATCATAGGCAACGTCCCGCCATGACCATGTGTCATTATCCCAGTCAACGCCGCCCGGCACGTCGAGTAGTTCGCCAAACGTGTACGTCATCACGCCATGAAATTCGTCGCGTGATTCGCACGGCTGGTAGCTGTCTATGTCATTCTGCATTATCATCACCGACCAATCTTTCAAGGTTGTTCAAATAATCATAATTGCGTGAGATGATGTCTTCGTTCCACACGACTTGTATCGGTTTCTTGAGGTATTTTTCAAACCGGGTGTTGAGTATATCGCAGGCGGCGCGGCGTTCCTCCAGTTCGCTGAGCGCGCGTAGGTCGGTCGGTTCGCCGTAGTCCTGTATTTCGTCGGCGGTCTGCCGTTCCATTTTCAAGGGGAGGTTTTTGATTCCCAGAGCTTGGTAGAACGAGTTCCACGTGTTTTGTATGTCGTTCTGTAGTTCCATTCCGATATATTCGACGTTGGTTTTCAGCACGTTGGCTTTCATGGAATCGGTGAAACCGGGTGTCGCCATGATTGCCATTTCACCGCCGCTGATTTGCTTGATAACGTTGATACCCGCCGTCTGCTGTCCGGCTGGAACCTCCAAAATAAACGGTGTTTTCTGGTTGAAGCGATTTTGCCGTCGCGTCATGTATAAATCTTCTATTTCATGCGCGAAAAACTCGATGGTCGGAATGAGCGGCGTGCGGGCGCGGTTGGCGTAGATGAAAACACCATTGGAATTGTTGACCGGGAATCTCCAACCGTTGATACCGTAGCTATCCCATTTCTTCGGTTTGTAATACACGTTGAAATTCGATGTTGTCACCGCTTGCGTGCTGAAAAACACGCCGGGCTTACTATGCGGAAACGCGATTGTCGCGTAACCGAAATACAATAGATTGTATTCCAGAAACCAAGCGTCACATGTTTTCGGCAGATTCAACCATTTGAACCGTGATAACGCGATATTCAACATTTGCGAGTATGCCATCGAATACGCTTGTGAATTGAGCGTTTCGGACTGTTGCCATACCGGCGCGCCGCGTTCTCCCAGTTCCGCGCGGGTCAACGGCCTTTTATGTGTACGTTTGCGTCCCATATTTTCCACCTTATAGATTGTCGTGTGCGAAGTCGCCGCCGACTTCCTCGGGCCTTGCCCATATTGTAACACCGGTATTGAAAATATCCCTTATTGTCTGCAATTGCTCGTTTTGCGCCAATGGGCATATCGTCCATATGTCGGCGGTCTGCCAATACGTGTAATGCCTGCACGTTGTCAGCGTCGGTTTGTTGTAGAGTTTGTTGCTTGCTATCCCGTAGCGCAGCATGTAATCTCCCGCCGCCGCTATCGCACCGTTGTCCTCGGTTACTATTTTCACGGTCATGGTGTCAAGCCCCGTGGCCTGTCTGAAATTGTCGCCGCCATACGCGCCGACCGGTTGCGCTGGATGATTGAGCATGTCGCGCCATGACGCACTCGTGTTGTCGCGCGTGTTCGTCATGATTCGTTTGGCGTTGTCAACCGTCACACCACGTGACGCGACCGCGTTAGTGTTGGCCGTGCCCGTGCTTGTGGCGGTCATGTCGGTGGCCGCGCTTGTGCTGTGCTCGGTAACGCGGTCAGCTTGCGTGTTCGCGCGACTGGTCACGGCGGTGGCCTGTGTTATGGCATGTTGTGTTTGCTCGGTGTTGGCCTGTATTGCGGTTTTCGCTTTATCATTTGCAACATAATTAGATGTCGCGTTGAGTTCCTGACTGTTAGTGATTGCAATACCGGTGTTGTAGCCCTGAAGCGCCGCGCCGCCGATTGCCATTGCACCGGCCACCACCGGTGAGGCCGCGCCTCCGGTGCCGATTACCAGCGCGGCCCCCGCTATTGAGCCTATCGCACTTGCCACGTTTGTTATCGCCTGAGTTTGGGTACCTTCCACAAAAGCTTTATTTTGCAGTGTATTGTCATCACTTACATCACGGTTTATTTTGACCGTGCTAGTGGTCAAGTCAGCGTTTTGGCGTGTGTTCGAGTATGTGAGATTATCCGACCGCACACTATTGGACTCGTTTTTTATCGCTATGTCACGTTGATTCGCGCGTGCGGTGTTCGACACCGTCGCCGCACTGCTACGATACGTGTTTGCTTGACTGACATTAGCCGAGCGCGCGCCGTTTTCATATGCAAGCGTGGCGTTTTGCCGTGCCTGACTTACGGCGACATTGTAAGTGGCGGCGCGTTGCGCGTCGATTGCGCGGCGTTGCAACGCATACATTGGAATGTCATGGGATATCAGCGTTTTGAGCACGTCCGCGTTCGGCACGTCGGCGGTAATGCTAGCACCGTTGATGGCGTTGATGGTTATGGACGTGTCGCCGTCACCTCCGACACCGTCAAGCCATGCGAGTTGTCGTAATATCGGGTAGCTTAATGACGTGACGGCTTGCGCCGAGAGGTGGCCGCAATCCGCTATTTCCACACGGGTTTTATTGCCGATGTTGTCGGATATTTCCAAGTGCGCGTAGGGCGCAAGGTACAGTCGTGTTATTTTGGCGTACTCAGGTGAATAGCCGAAGTCATTTATTGTTAAATTAATGTCCGCTAGTTTTGTGCGCGCGCCGCTGACCGTATGCCATGCCACATCATTAACCGTAGTGACGGCCCCTAATTGCATCATGCTTGCCGTGGAAACGAAAACAGATACGATTTGTGACATGATATGCGGATAATACGCAAACATCGTATCAAAATAATCACCCGATACTTTGGATGATTCCAGCGCGTACATGTACACGTTGCTTGCGGTGAGGTTATCAATGGAATTATATGACGTACCCGCACCGGTTACGTTTGACGTGTTTATGTTCCCGGCACCCCATACAAAACCATTGACCGTTTCATCAGCGTTAGTATATGACGGACTGGTGTCCGTGACGTCTGCACCGCGCACATTGCTCATTGATTGCAATTGTTGCGGGGAAAACGTTGCGGTCAAACATATGTATCTTGTCCCGTTTTGCAAGTTAATCGGCGTGCTTTTTTTGATGTTCGCGGCCGCGTTGCCATAATCAACGTCGGGCAACGTAAAATCACGACAGTTGGCCCGTGGGTTTTTCAACAGTTTTTGCGGTGTCGTTTCCGTCAATGGCGCGTGTCCGCGTGACAACAGCAAACCGTTGATTGTGGTGCTGTTGATATAGTCCGTCCATACATCACGCACAAGCGTGCATGTTGTCGTGTTTGGCGCTTCCGCGCGTACCGAGGTGACGAAAAAATGATAGCGTGTCTGCACGTCGGTTTGCTGATACGGCGTATTGACAATATCATGCGAAAAATCAACGACAATGTAATTATACCGTTGCGCCGTCATATATGGTACGGGCAATTTTATGCCGTCCGTATCGGCACGTGCGATATACATGTTAGTCGTAAGCTGGACGGCGAAACCGTCGAGCTTGTCAAACCATGCGTCCCTTGCGGCGTCATCAGGGAATTTCACGACATCATGGTAATCATCGTACCAGTTCACGCGGCACAACTTTATTACCGTGTTTGGCGTCCAAACATTGTAGTCGAAAACATTGCGGTACTGTTCATACACGCGCGTATCAGTATCGGGAAACGGTGTTGCACCGTCTAAGTGTGGATATTTCATATATACCTCTTTATACAAAAATCGGGGTACCGGTTTTTCCGGTACCCCGATTCTAACATAGTGTATTATTTTTTAACGGACGATGATTTGGACATATCCCCGTCCGATATTTCGGGCGTCTTTCCGTCCGATGTTTGGGGCGGCTTTTCGGCCGATGCTGGGGGCGTCAACTTAAACGTTCGATATGCGTAATAGGTACCCGTCGTGCCGTTCGGGTTTATATATGTCGCCGTTCCAGTAACTTTAATCGTGAAGTTAGACTTAAGCCCGTCGCGTTGTACATGCAAACGAGCTTGGTCATCAACATAAGTGTTGGCGTTCAGTGGTTCAGGCGTGTCTACGCCGCCTGAAGAACTGTATGCGACTACTTCGTAAGTTGCCGAGTTTGGCGCGACTTCAATTGCGGTGCCAGTTGGCGTAATCGTTGCGGTAAGTTTCGGTACCAGCGGGATTACGTCACCCGGTCGGCAAGTTGTAACGCTCGGTGTTAGCGTAAAACCGGTCACGTTCTGCGTCACGACCGTGATGCTGGTGCCCGCGTCGGTCGTGAACAATGCACACGGGGTGAAAGGCGACACGCCGTAGATTCCCCAATGGTTCAAATACAGAGTGTTGCTAAGTGTCTGCGGGTTATAGAATTGGGTGGTGCCGTACATGGTGTCACGCACCTGATACCAGTCGGCCGATACAAGCAACGCGACAGCGCCGGGGATGCCGAGGTTAGGCACCTGCACGATACGATACGGCACTTCGGCCTTATCCAACTGGAACACGGCGCTCAGTGCGTCAACGTCAAGGGACGCAAGATATTCCGGTTCAATCAGCAACACCATTTGCTGAGGGTTGGCGTATGCCGGAATTTCGGTCACGTTGAGCGCGTTGTACTGGGTGCTGGGGAACTGCATACGTCCGGCGGTCGAACGCAACGCCTTGAGCAGCGTCTTGGCGGTGGTTTCGTCGCTCGGCACCGCGTCAAGATGTACCTTGTAGAAGCCGAGATTTCGCTCGTAGTGGCGTATCAGCGCGAGCATGATGTTCATTTCATCGTAATTATCGCTGTTGCGCGGCGTTTCCATAATCTGCGCAATGAAACGGTTCAGGCCGAAGTCATCTACGAACGCCTGTCGCAACTCATCTTCTGTCCATGAGATGGGGTACTGGTCACGACGGTTCATCTCGTAGAACCAGACCGCCGCTTCGGGCCGGTGCATTTTCAGAAGCTCTTCGGCGTCATCCTTGTACCCGTGCGCCTTAATCCATTTGACGGCAATCTCCTGTACAGTCGAACCCCAGTACAAGTTTTCTTTTTTGAAAATCGCCAACGGGTTTTCAAACGGCGTGTTCTGCGCCATCACGGTTAGTCCTATGCGATTGACCATGCTCCAAACACAGTCGTTAAGATACTGCCTATTCATCGGGTCAAACAAGTACCGCATGGTGTTCGCTACGCCTGTCTGCGTTGCGCTCGGAATACGCTGCTGATAATCATCAGTGCCCTTAAGTCGCACCTTATCCAAAATTGTCGCGTTATCTACTGCCATGATTCATCCTTTCAGAGCGTGTAATCGAGATTTTCTAAGTCCTCTGCCGCCGCCTGTGCGATTGCTTCCGCCACGTCATCGTCGGTTTCCTTGACGGTTGCACCGTTTTCGACCATCTGCGCCACGGAATCCGTGAAATTGTCATAGATTCCGTCGATTCGTTCGTTCATTGCATCAACCTTATCAAGCAACCGTGACAGCATGTCGCGCAAGTCATCGAACTCGCCTTCACGGTGCGCTTCGTCGGGGGTGAGGTCATCACGTTCGGCGGTGTCCCTCTCCTCGGTGGTTTCGTCATCCATTTGTTTTTTCCTTTCATATATGAAAAAGTCGTATCGGCGTAATACGGGCCGATACGACTTAAGAATAGCATACTTGCGACATGACTCACAGCAACAACCGGCGCGCTTATCCCTTACGGCCATATCATTGGCGGAGTCAACCGTGGAAGTCAATGACAATGTTTTAGCGGTCTCACTGCGGTATCTCTTTGTATGCCGTATGTTATTTTACACCAAAATTCCTTAACATTTCACTTACGGCGTGTTGCGTTTCCACCGTATCATAGCGTAGATACCCCAGCGCATAATATGATGTAAGATTCCGTATCAAATCTTTAGCCATGTTCGCGGTAAGATAGTTAAGTTTGTTGTCCGCCCGGGTGATTGCGAAATACGGTACATGCGCGCCGCTATCATATTTCGAGGATACGAAAACATAGCCGCAACGCAAATCAACATAAACGCCGTATTCGTTTTGCAACCATCGAAAAACATACGTAAGTTTTGCATGTCCGTGTGGTTTTTCGATAAAATCAGTATTATGCCGCGCGAATTTGTTTTTAGAGGTGACGTCATCGTTGTTTTTCAGCATACGCCCCGCTACCGTGTTCCTTGTTTTTTGTTCGGCGTATTCATCGTCCCGCACATAGTCAAATAGGCATGTTTTACCGCCTAGCCATTGTAAGCCGTGTTCAGGCTCCAGCGGTACGTCATAATGCCGAAAATAGGGATTGAAAGCGTCGCAAGCGTTGCCCAGCAGAAATACTCTCGGTTTGCGTAATCCCGTATCATCTGCGCGTTCTCGTGTGACGGTGTCCACAAGTTTCGCCAATTGTTCAAATTCGTTTTTCAGATACGTGTGATATCTATCATCGTTATCTATGATAATTTCATCCATGCAAATGTTCCGCACATTAACATAAGTGCTCTTTTTCTTTTGCTGTTGTAACGACAAAGGTATAAAATACCCGAGTGTTTTCCACGGGTTTTCTTTTTTACCGGTTTTCTTTTTGCGAATTTCGGCTATTTTATTGGTTGTCCGAAATTCATAATCGGGAAAAATATTATCTTGTACGATACGACTGAAATAATTCGCCGCGACATCGTTGTTTTCCTCACGAAACCGGGTCACTTCCACGAAACAATAGCCGTTTTTCAAATAGTCCTCTATTATGTATTTTCGTACACCGTATGTCTTGCCTAAACCACGCGCGCCGATAATCATGTTCACATCTGCGTTGCGCGGCAATATCAACGTCTTAAGCCGGTCATAGTAATATTTCGCCATCAATGCTCACAATCATAGGTCTGCCGTCCCGTACAATAAGTTCGCGCGGCAATGTCTCAACATCCCTATTATATACATCCCGCATGTATGCAAGATTCTCGCCGTTGGCCTGTTTGTCCGATTCCCCCAGCCATCTGCCGGACGGATACAACGCTATCGCCTCGGGCGCGTCAACATGATATGTCGCACCCCGATAATCGGTGACGGTGCCGACGTACCTATCCCACACATGCGGACGGTTGCGTTGCAACGTATGGCAAATCTCATAATCAACCAACACATCATAACCAAGCGCCAAACGTACCGTTTCCGCGAAACCGTGACCCATGCGCATAATATCCGCAATACAGTCCTCAATAGTGTAAACGCCGTCGGGCCGTGGCAATCCCGCACACGTGACATGCACGCGCCCGGACATATCCAAACTTACACGCGCCTTGTTCCACAGTTCCACATGCTCGGCGTAACGAGTGGTACCGCCACAGTCCTCAACCTCAAACTTGCCGATATGGTCAAGCGTTGACGCCATATCAGGCGCGGTGTTTCGGACACGTCTCATAGTAAGATTGATTGCATTTTCTATCGCGGTGTGCAATGGTTCGAGCGCGTCCAACAGTTCCGTATCGGTCACGTCATCGTCACAGCTGATTTTAAGACTGTCGGTATCGCCGCCCGTGACGGCGACACGCGCACCGAAACGCCGATATATCAGCATCATGGCTATCAAAAGGTGCATTCTGCTACCCGCAACGATTCGCATACCGTATGTATAAAGCACGCGCGGTGTCTTCGGACGTTTTTTCGCGAAATTCTCAGGAATGCAGACCGTGTTTTTATCTACTTCCAGTTCACCGGTTTCCGTCACGCGGTAATCGGCCTTCATGACGTCCTGCGCCTGAGTGCCATAGATTCCGTTGAATTGTCCTTTAACGGTGCTACCGTAATAGGATTGCAGAAATTTCATGCTCAACGCGCCCGTCCTAGCGTCACGTGCGATTCCCTCGGGTATCGACTCGGGTATATCACCCGCATACGGCACACCCTCGGTGTAGTGTTTAATCAGGTTTTTAACGTCGGTTTTACGCGCGAACAACATGTTAGATTGTAGGGTCACGTAATCGGGCGGTACAATCGTTTTAGTGGTGGCTTCACCGTACAACACATGCATTTCGTCAAACTCGTACACCTGCGCCACGTTCCACAGCTCAATCTCATTAACGTGTAAGATGCATTCGTCCGCCCGAACCAATTTGCCAAAAGCAAACGTCGGATTAACGGCACTATCAACGTAGCCGTGCGCCCTGATACTGTTTTCCTGTGTTTTCGCGCGTTCATTGTTGCTGTAATCGGTGTCCGCGTACAACGTCCGTACAAATTTTGAACGTGGACAGATTGCAATACCCCAATCGGCAAAACACGTGTTTGCCCGTAATCTAAGGTTTGTAAAACCTATCGCAACATGCAACCCCGTACGAAACGGGTCACTATAATTACGTAATACATCTTCAAGCGGCGTGTAAACGATACGCTCACATGCGATTTGCAAAATTTCCGGCGGGGCAACCGCGAATTTAACCGGCAAGCGCCGCCCGTTGATAAACGCATGATGCATTGACGTAACGTCAAGAGACGCCACGTTATCAACGACAACGCTAGCGGTTTTAGCGCTCGTAAAAGTCAAACCGCCACGAAAACACGCTTTACGCAACGCATAGGACTCGTAATTTTTCGGAAACTCCTGATTGCACGTCATTTCAAACGCGCGTTGCAACGTGATTTTCTTACCGCCTTGCAACGTGACGCGCCGCCCGCCAATCTCACGGCGCGCCATCTGCCGCACCAATGACGTCTTGGTCAGCACGCGGCAACCCAGCATGTCCGACGTAAGCCAATGGTTTGCACGCAATAGCCATTGCAGATACTGCGGTATCACCTGCACATCACGCCGCGCGTAAAACAGTTCCTCCTCGGTCAACGGCGTTTCAGGCGTACGCGCCAGCGTGTAATCCCAATCGCCCACCGCTTTAGGCAGGCCGCACGTCTCACCCATAGCGCGTAGGCCGCCCATTTCGAGGTAAAACGTATCCCAAAAACGGCACACCACATTACCATCAACGCACAAATCGAGCGTGTACACGCTGGTTGCGGTCTGCGCATTGACCTCAATCGTATACGATTGCGCCAATTCCAGCAGAAGAGTCTGCATGTCGAACATGAGATTATATGCCGCGATTATCGGCACATAACCACGCGTACGACCATACGTAATCAAATCATCAATGTACGCCAGCGCTTCGGACGTGCGCCGGTAAAAACGTACATCGTCCGTATCGGGCGTATACGATTCCAACGGGGTGTCCCGCAAATCGTTGAAAATGTATAATATCGGATATGCGCGCGTTTCGGCACCCTCACCGATATTCGTTGTTTCGGTATCAAATATCGCCGCAATCCTGTATTCTTTGCGTGTTTTCATCGTACCACATCGGGGGAAACCGCCACGAGCCATATCGGGCTACCGCCGTCGGTATCCATATAATCCTCCAATTCACCTGTGTGCGCTTTCATGCTTTTGGCGTATTGCAACACTTTTTCATTGCGCGTCATAATGGTGTTAAAAAGCTCACTCAACGAGTCCGCGTCATATGCCTTCATGACAGCCTCCAATCGTTTGTCAGGCGGAATGTTCGGCTTCTGCCATATGTTTTGTGTGTATCGCCAAAAAATCTTGACTTTTTCCCGGCCAAGCTCACCCAACGCGCTCGGCTGTCCCTTGGACGCCATTCTCATCTCGGTGCGGAAAATGTTAAACGAGCGTCTACGTTCCATTGCGCGGCCTTTGCCGCCGCGCACCTCGCCAACCTGTCGCACGAGCGTATCCGCGACTTCGTTGGCGCGCTGATACAATTCCTCACGCATGGCGCGATTGCTCACGCGCCCGACATATGTTTTTTTCAACTGCGATTCAAGCCGCTGAATATAATCCCGTCGCGCGTTTGCCTCGCTCTCGGGCATGACGTCCGTGATGCTTTTTTTCAGACTGTTTATCGCACGGCGCACGCGCTTGCGTTTCGCGGTTAAAACGTCCGCCTGTTTACGCACTCTAGGCATGATTTCATCACCTCATAAAAAAAGCGCCATATTATTCTATGGCGCTTTTTTCTCATTTCAAACTACTTGATTTCCAGCGATTTGGTAGACCTGCCACCACCGAGCGGCGTCTTTTTCACTGTCACGGGGATACCGTTAGGCGCGTTAAAATCAGGGAACATGTCATAAATATCCAACACGCTACGATAAACGCCCTGCGACTGGCTGAAATACGTATTGCCGTCATTTGCAAAAAGATAGACGTTAACGCATTTCTGCCCCGTCTGAGAACGCACGCCCGGCGCGGTATACGCGCCAATGACCGTTATCGGCGTGTCACCGATACCGTTCAGTGACAAAGCGTTGTTACGCGCGTTGACAATGGCACGTTTGCCCTCAAAAGTGCTGTTGTCCATCGTACAAATGTAACGATAATTATTAACAGTGGTCTGTGCGGTTTCATTAGCGGTTTCATTAGCGGTGTCGTTCATCTGTTCATTGGTCTCGGTCATGATGTTTCCTTCCATAATCAGAACTCGGTTTCGTTATCGTTATCGTTATCGTTGTCGTTGTCGTTGTCGTTATCGGTATCGGTTACGATACGTTCGGCGTGTTCGATGAACGTGTCAACGTCCATTGCATACGTTGTCTTATGTACGGTGATATCATCAATCAGGACGTTGACGATACCCGCGTCCATAAGCGTTTTAACTGCTTTTTCAACGGTGCGAATATTTCCGGTAGTATGAAACATTTGCATCTCGCCGTTACGGTCATAGTAGCTGATATCGCTATCAGCGATTACCTTACGAATCTTGCGCATATTATTATCCTTTGTATCTGTTTTTATGTTAACATTTTTGCTAACACATATATATTTATAGCATAAAAATCGGCGTGTGCAAAAAGCGACACGCCGATTATTGACAATGGTTATCAGTAACGCAAAATCTGACCCGGATAAATCAAACTCGGGTTAGACAGACCGTTAACCGACGCGACACGCGCCCAATCGGTACCGAAAACAGCCCACAAACTATCACCCGGTTGCACCATATACGTACGCGCAACAGTGCCACCGCCATAGCAAACGGTTTCTCCGGGATATATCACATTGGGATTACCGGACGCATACCCCGACCAATCAGACCACGGCCACAAACCAGTCGCCGCCGCGATACCGGCCAACGTGTCACCCGACCCGACCGTGACACACGTTGACGCGCAACCCGTATCCGGCACCGGTTCCGGTGCCGGTGCCGAAACACCGTTATCACGCTCGCCGCGCGCGTAAGCGTCCCATTGCCAGCGCTCACCCCTGAAATAATTCAGGTCCAGAGGGCCATAACCCGACACGTAACCATTAGATGTATACTGTCGCATAGCCTCACCATACGCGCCATAAAGCCACGGCACCGCCTGATAACCAGTCGGCACGTTGGACGCATATTGTGCTACCCAAACACCGCAATGTTCGCGTACATACGGCGTGAGCTGACCCAACGAATACGCCCCCGTATAAACGATAGGCCACACTCTCGTGCGGTCATACACGCGCCGTACCCAAGTTTCCACCCATGCGCCATTACCAAACTGCGGATTATCGTCGGCCTCCCAATCCAATGCAAGCACGGCACGCCCGACATATCCGACAACGTTATCCACAAAAAAATCAGCTTCCGCAACCGCATCATTGCCCATTGCATAATGGTACACGCCTATGCTCTTGCCGCTGTCCACTGCACGACCAAGTTGATAATTCGCGGCCTGATTAACACCATTGACCAAACAGACATTATTAAAACCGCCAACACCCCAAGTCGCACCGGCCACAACAAAATCAGCATCGAGCGCATACGTATCGATATCACACTGCCAATTGCTCACGTCAAAACCCCGCATATCCGCGTATGCAGACGGCACAAAAACCAACGACAACACGCATACGCACGCCAATATGCTACGCCATATTCGTTTCATCAACATTATCATCCCCCTTATCATTCTTAAGCAAGGCTATAAGCTCTTCAGTCAAAACATTGTTCTTCGTCATCAAATTATTAAAATCACGAAACGTCGTGGCAATAAACCACGCCATCCCACAACACGCGACAATCGGGAAACCCACACTACCCACAAGGGTGGCGATAGAACTCATATCCATATGCATACACCTCATACAAAAAAGGCCACAACATGCCAAACGGCATGTCATGACCTAATATATCACACTAACGATAACGATTCTCAATAACCGTGGCCTATCCGGGAATTGAACCCGGCCCGCACATCTTATAAGGATGCCGCTCTAACCACTGAGCTAATAGGCCAAACAACACCATACTACACACCCGTATCATTCCACAAATTCAACCGCATTAAAGCAATATCATCAGCATAATGCGCCATCACAAAATCAAACAAACCCACACAATCAGAATCACTACCCCCAGTCTCATAATGCCCCACACGCATACGATGTGCACGGCGTACACCCTTAACCATGCTACCACCTATATAAAAACGCTTACAACCATTACACCTATTATAATTCATCACACCCTCCTCCTACTATAACCAAGAAACACCACACCACATCTCCACACAGGCAAATAATTTAAAGGGTATAAATATATCGTACCATTAACATCACCAAAACACCACACAAAATCACTTGCACGCGCACCCTCATCAAGCAAACGACGAACACAATGATAATTCATAAAACTATATCCCTTAGTCATTTAATCACTCCTTTTTTGTGTTGTTTTTTTTTTTTGTTGACACCTCAAATATAGCACGCACGACATCACGACACACCGACACGTCACGTTTTCCCCGTTCAATTTTTCGCTAGCACACGACACGCAACACGTCAAACTTGCACGGCGTGTCGTGTGAATGAAGTGTGTAAATGGGAACAGTTCTCAATAAGGAGTGTCTATC